TACGTAAACTAATTGTTACAGTATCTTGTCGATACTCCTTACTAAACCCAACACCTAAAACTCTACCGCCAGAACCACCAGAACGTGTATTAGTTTCATAACCAACTACGGCACCTTCCATTAAAATACCTGCGAATAACAAAGGTTTTAATTTTTGTTCTTCATCGAAGTCTTTTCTAGTACTACGAATTAATTGTCGTTCTTTAGTTAAATTATCTAAACCTACACGTTCTACTACTTCAAAAAAATTACCGTTGCTAGTGTCTTTTAACGCTTTTATTAATAACGTATAGGGAGCTTGAGTAACTGCGGTACTGAAAGAAGCATACGTACTATTACTTCTACGTTGTCCTGTTTGATCAGTAAACGCGGTGGGATATACTGCTACTACAGGTTTTACATTAGGAACACCTAAATTAGCTAAATTTTCATTAATAACTTCAGAAACTTCTGCAAACCTTGATGGTTGTAAGTTTTCAATAGCTTGTTCTGTTTGTAATAAAGTACAACTAGAAAGTAAAACTATCGAGAGGGAAATTAATAATTGTTTCGCCGCCATCGGCATCAGTGATAGTAAGTGTAATCGTAGTATCATCAGAAACATAGTCTATCCTGTTTCCTTCTAGTTCAATAGTCCCTGCGTTAGAGGATGTTTCTCCAAATAAATTATCTACTAATTGTTGCGATAATTTAGCGTACACCCTGGATTCTAAATTTCTAATAAAACGAGCTAGTGTGCTATTGTTTTGATCTCTTTCTGCTTCATCCGCAGCAGCTTTTAATGCTTCATTAATACTTTGTTTTCTAGTGTTCTCTTGGTTTTCTATAGTTAGGTAATGTGCCGAAGTTGCTACACCTGAAAAACTAGGACTTTTAAAAGTAAATTTCATTTCGTCTGCTTGAGTAAAAGACGAATAAACTACAGCAAAAACTATAAAGATAAGACCCGTATAAGCAAAAATATTTTCAATCGCTATCTCGTTCTTCGTTTTCTTTCGTTTCCTCATCTTTTAACTCCCTTAATTCGATCACCGTATCTAGTTTCTGTTGTAATCTTATCAAATCGTTATCTAACATACGCACTCTATCAATTAAAGCTATTAACGTAACGTTCGCATCTGCTAGTTTAGCTTTTATATTTTTAGTAATAAAGTTCCAAATATAATAAAGGATATACAGTAACCCGACGGTAGCTACAATAGGAAAACCATACTCACTAATAATTACCGCAATATTTTCCATTAATCTCTACGAGCGTCGTTTTTACCATCCGCTCTTGCAATACGCTCTAGGTCAGGTCGAATACCTAATACGGAACACATAGTAGCATCAACACGAATCATATCGTGATTCATAGTTTTTACTCGATTATCTAACGCCGTAACGATATTATGAATACCGTCTACTTGACCTATAACACTTTCTAAAATATATTTAACAGTAAGAAAAATAAAAAAGCCCCCTAACAAGGACATGGCTATTGGAAAACCAACTTCAGCTATTAATGTAAAGTAGGTCTGCATTCTTCTGACTCCTCAAGAGAAACTGTTCCATCTAACATACCTACTACAATCACTCCGTATTCTTCTGCTTGTTCTTCAGCATCTTCAAAAGACTCCGCAACGATATTAGGACCTTCGTGAATAGTTCCTCTAAATCTAAATTCTGTAAGAAATATTTTTAAGGACATTAATCACCACCTTTAAAGTTTTTACTTTGTCCTGAGGTACCTGCGTAAATACCAAAAACTGCTGCCATAGCTCCTACTACGATTGACACTAATGCTGATTGTTCTAAATTAGGTTCTGGTAATTCCATAAACCAAATAACAACTTTGTAAAGAAGTACGATATAAACGCTAACAAAAATCCTTGGAAAGATACGCCAAGCGTCTATAGTTTTAGCAAGATGTACCCATTTTTGAAAAGGGTTTGTTCCTGTGTTATTAGGCGTAACATCTATATCTAACTCTAATTTCTTTTTTATGGGTTCTTCTTTAGAAACAATAACATTATCTTCTATAATTTTTTCTTCCATCTTAAACCTCCACGGGAGTAAACACACCTAACTCAATAAGTTTAGCTCTATTGAGTAAATGAGTTTCCTCTACCTCTTGTTTGTTTTGTCCATAATAAGCTACCGCATAATACTGTTCTACCATCGCTTTATTTATGTCTATACCGTCACAAATAACACTGCCTAAAACTCTACCGTACTTACCACGAGAGTCTTTTAGTTCTGTTCTAATAATTACTTGTTTTGCAGTATCTATAGCGTTTTGTAAATATGCTGAAGCTAACTTACCTCTAGCTTTTTCATCTTTATCTCTAGTTCTAGATTCTGGGGTATCTATTGCATATAATCGAACCCTGCTTTTAAATAAAATATCAAAACCTAAATCTAAAGTTACGTCAATAGTATCTCCATCAACAACTCTATCTACAGTACAGCTATATTCATACATTAGCACTTCCACCTTTTTCTTGCTTGTCTCAACCTAGAATTAGGATTTTTTGCAGCTTTAGGAAACTTCTTCATTTGTCCTGCTGATCTAGCACAATAAGACTTACGTCTTTTTGCTGCTTTACTACCTTTTTTAACTTTACCTGTAACTGCAGTTTTTAATTTTGATCCAGGGTTTTTCTTTCTATAGGCTCTTACACCTTTAGCTGTCATCCCCGCACCTGCTTTAGTTTTACGGTAATTAGCTCCTTTACCCTTAGTCGTTCGGCGTATCGATTTTTCTTTACGCTTAGTTGCCATTACTTCTTTTTCTTTTTCTTTATAGGTTTCTTAGCCGTTTTAGCGGAACGTCTAAAGTCAGCTGCTGTAGGAGCTCCTTTAGCTCCTTTTTTACGCATCTTTTTACCTGCTTTCTTCTTTTTATTAATATTATAATAAAGTCCTTTTTTAGCCGTTCTACCGTCTTTTGTTTTATGTGTCTTTTTTACCATGTTACTCCTCGTATAAATTGTTAAAAGTAATAGCAGGGTCTAAATAACTTTCATGACCTTCTGCAGAATGAACCCATTGAGAGGGTTTAAAATCAGGTGCTCCATCACCAGTTACCCACAAAGCAGGACTTGTTGCTCTAACTCTATTGTTAGGTAAAGCTACAAAATTACCTTTCCATTTACAATCTTCAGTTATATATAATACATGAGATTGTTTATGTTGTGCAGGATCATCAGCAATATCGCTATTGGTATAGTCTACTGTAAACATATAACGACCAGTATAAAACTTTCCATCAAGTTTGCAAAGCCAAGGACTAGAACTAACTCTATCCATAATAACTACTGAGTGGTCTCTTGACTCACAATCCCAAGGTTGAGCAATATGATCTTCCATAGGTTCTGGAAAGTCTTCACTGGGTATATCAGCAACTAAAGCCTGTATTGGCATTCTAGCCCACATAGCACCACCGTGAATATTATCCTCATCGTTGTCTTCACAATTAGCTTCTTCGCCAGTAAAGACTACTTGAAAACTTAATGATCTATCGGGAATAGTAGTAACCGCTATCGCTAGTGCATGAATATACTCATCTTGGTATTCTTCATGGTTTTTAGTAAACTCTCGTCTAACCCAACATTTAAAATGTGGGATATTACTAATTAAATAAGACATAACTTATTTCTTTTTCTTTTTAGTAGTTTTACGTTTTTTAGACTTTTTCTTTACTGAACCGCCTTTAGACATTTTTCTAAGAGAACCGCCTTTAGACATTTTTCTTAACATACCGCCTTTAGACATTTTTCTTCTAACCATTCTAGCCTCCTTTTATTACACGTTTTTGTAGTCTTACTGCTCTTTGTTTGACTTGTGTAGCCCAACGACTATCCATCATTTCCGTAGCAGCAAGTTCCCAGTCTTTTTCAGATAATGCGGTTAAAAACTTTTTAAATTTTTTTAATCGAGTAATACCTAAATTAAAACACATATTAGCTAACACTAATTGTATATCTTCTGGTAACTCTCGCCACCAAGATAAACTTCTATCTAACTCTTTAAAAACTATTTCTATGTCGTTTTTAAAGCACTCATTAACTCTTTTAGTAGATATAGGTGTACCAACAGGTTCTCCCCATTCTTTATCTTCATTGGTTATTAAATGTCCTATTCCAAAAGTATGGTAACCAAGATGATCTAAATAAATTTCGTTTATACAGCCCTCATCGACTTTTAATTCTTCTCTAAGTTTTTCTATGTTCATGTTATAGAAATTACGGTGTTTCCTGCTACAGAGACAGTTACGATACCTGCTGTAATAACCGCTTCTGTACCTTTTTCTGTAGCTGCATAAATATCTACCCATTGGTTACCTGTCCAAAGTTGAATTTGATTAGTTGAAATATTCCAAATTAATGCTCCTACTTCAAAACTAGTGGAGTTTCTTTGTGTTTCACTAAGAATATCAAGAGAGCCAATATCTGCTTTATTTAAACTAAGTTCTAAAATCCTTACTAATCTATTAAATAGTTCTGGAGAAAGTTCGTCTTGAGCGAAAGGTAATTTAGTTTCTAATATTCTAGCCATTATCTTTTACCATCGGGTTGTGTTTCAATACGTGTTGCCCCTAATTTAAAAGCCATGCCTGTAGCTGTTTCTGTATCATCAGACTGCACTCTTAATACTGCTTGTCTGCCTCTAACTCTAGTATCTATTTTAGTTGTTACTGAAGTACAAGAACCAGTAGCTCCTACGCTTAAATCTTCTCCAGGAAAGTTTCTCTTTTTTAAAATTAAATTTACTTTTTGCCCAGAAGCACCTGTGCTGCCTGTGCCGTTAAAAGTTACATCAGGTATTATTCTGTTAACAAATTGAAACTCTTCTCCTTCACCTAGATCAAAGTCACTGGATTCTATAAAAACATTAGCCATAGGACTTCCATCATCATCATTACCTGACTCATGATCAAATAAAGTATTAGAAGAAGTTGCTTTAGGTGTATTAAAAATACCTTCATCTAGCCAAGCTGTTCTAGAAAGTTCTCCTATCATCCAAACGTTTTCTTCATAATTATAAGTAACGTATTTATCTATAACAGTAGAATTTTTTGAACAATAAAACCACCCCACCTCACTAAATTCTTTATTTAAAAAACCGAAAGCCTGATAGTTTTGTGTTTCATTTAAATTACTAAACACGTGTTCTTCTACCGAACAAAGTAATTTTTGTACTGAACCCGCATAGGTATAAAAACCTTTTTTATCCATCCAAAACACTCCTTTAGCCGTGTTTATCATAGCGTTAGGACCTATTAACCCAGCCCCTTCGTTTATTAAATTAACACCAAAAGTAAATGGTTGTCCTATAAAAGACATAGAAAATAATGCAGTGTCTGTCCAAATTAATATTTCTTGTCTAGCTCTAATAGCTCCTACTATTTGAGAACCTGAAGAAAGTCTTAAAGAACCTGCCGTATTAGTTATTTTTGGTTCCCATTCAGCTATGTTTTCTTGATCACTAAACGCTATAAACATAGGGTCTATCGCTCCTGTTCTAGCAGTACCTGAATCATTTAACGGGTCTGCTCCAAAACAAATAACGTGTCTATCTATATCAGAAACCATAGTTTGCAATGCTTTTGTAGGCGGTAAATTAGCTCCTGCTACCTCACTTAAAGCTACTGCTCTAGTGCTTGTGTCATTAGTTTTGTCCCAATAATAAACACTACCTCCTCTAACATTTAATACTAAATCTTCACCAAAATTATCGTGTGACCATAAACGTAATTGATTATTACCACCTAAAGCAGAAGAACTACCCCAACCACCTAATCCCCAACCATCGATTCCCCAACCCGTAGCAGGAACATAAACGTCTAAACCTACGTTTATTTGATAAACTCCGTCTACTCCTGATCCTCCATTTCCAGTATCACTACTATTTGCAGTAACCGCTACTCCTGAAGTGTTTTTAGCAGATATAGTGTATGTGTTGTTGTTAGGGACTGATTGTATTTGGTATTCTTGATTTAAAACATTAGAATTTATATTACCACCTAAACTTACTGCTCCTGATAAAGTTACGAAATCTCCTACAGTAGAACCATGTGTAGTATCAGTAACCGTTAAAGTACTAGAATCTTCAGTAGCTGCAAAAGTTATTGAATTAGTACTGGTTTTTCTAATAGGGGTAATGTCGTTAAATTCGGTACCTTCTAATATATAATATTTTACCGTTGTGCCTAACCCAAGATATTTAGTTCCATCTATAGCAACCCAAGCGTGTAACCCTCTTCCTGAACCTAAATAAGTGTCCGTAGTTGTTTTAGACCACCCTCCTATTTTTTCAGGTAATCCTTTTTTAAAACGAACTAAATTACTATCAAACCAACCGCCTTCGTTAGCATAAGCAGTAGATTCTTTATTAATTCCTGGTCTAAATATTAATTTCTGCAAAGGCATAGTTTATTATATTATATTAGTTCAACCAAAAAACCAATAAGTACCTCTTTCCTTTCGTTATTGATAATCCTTTGTGTAAAGTAGAAAAGCTAGAATGAAATAATCCATGACCAGTTGGTAAAGGTTCTATTGTTCCACCATTATGAAATTTTGTACCGCCACCTACATATTCACCTGTATTTAAAGGCACTACAAAACTTATATTACAAGCATCGTGATGCCAGTTACCTTCCCAAGTAGAATCATACTTAGTAACATGTACTGTGCCTTGAAAAAAAGTTCTGCCAAATACAGAATAAAAAATTGGCGTAGCTATATCATGTAGAGAAGTCATTAACCCTTTCATTAATTCAGGGCATTTCAAGTTTAATAAAATTTCTGGAGACCTTCTTAACTCATCTTCATTTAAATTAGGCTCATAGTTAATTGTTTTTTCTATTTCTTTTATTTCTTTTAATAAAGTGTCTATAAACTTTTTTGTATAAAAAGGTACAGAATAAACTTGATTGAAATGATGAGTTATATAATTTTTAATTGGTAAATCTAAATCTATAGTGTTTTTACTTTCAATATGTTTATCAACTAAAGTAGCTGACTCTCTAGATTTTTTTAAAATTATTGGTTCTATTATTTCAGGAGTAAGGTTGCGTAATTCTTTATTAACAATCCTATGTATCATTTCCAAAGAGGACCATCTGCCCATGCTACTAAACTTTTTCTTTCTCCTTTAGTAACTGGAGTAACACGATGCAGAAAAAAAGAAGGAAAAACTAAAACCGTACCTTTTTTTCGTAAAGCTTCTGGGTCTGGAGCTTGAGGTGCGTAACTTGAATGAAATTGAAAATCTCCACCCTCATAATCTTCACTATCAGAAAGTTGAATACTCATACTTAATTTTCTGTGTTTCATAACAGGAGCATCTAAAAATACATCGTGGTGGAAACCATAATGTCCTTTATCTTCTGCTTCGTAGAGCGTGTGCTGTATCTCATTGATACCTTCCCAAATAACTCCAAAAGCATTATTGTTTCCTTCAGTAAATATAGCACTTATCATATTTATAATTTTTGCCGTACTTTGTGATCGAACAGGCAACCATCTTATTTTAGAACGTCTTATATCTGCTACACCACTACCACCTGATACATCACCTGTCAAAGCTACTTGTTCTTCTAAAGTACTTGCGTATTCATTTATTTGTCTAACGCTTTCTTCATCAATCCCTGCTTCCCACATTTGCCATAATTGTCTCAATTTCTATTCCTCCTAGATAATACAAGATAGGACCATATGGTATGTCTGTACCAAACAAATAATTAATTATCCCTATCGCTCCATTTATTATAATAATTTTTGTGCCAATAACTATGAACACAATCCAACTTAAAGTTTTAAGTAAACCATTCGTTAAATAGTAGTTTTTAATTTTAGTCAGTATTGGAAAGTTCCAAGATATGTTTTTGGTAATATTCATTATATATTTTAGGTGTTGGTATATTAAATTGTTTTCTTAAATTTTTAATATCTTTTTCTAAAAACTCTAAAGAACCGTAATAAACAAAACTACTATCTATTTGTTTTGTTAATCGCAAACACTCTAACCATGCTTTGAATGGTAACCAACTTTTAGTTTCTTTAACTACTTTTAACATACCGAAAAACCCTACTAAATGTGCTTGATATAAATTAAAACATCTTGCGGTGATAGTTTGTAACAAAGCTTCACCCAAAGTATCGGTATTATAGCCAGTTAATATATGCCAATTATCATGAGTTAAAAGTATGTGTCTTGAACAATTAGCTCTAATTTCTTCTGCAAAAGAAGAATAGGCACCTTTAAATTTATTTGCTTCTTCTTGGGAAAATCTTTGATTGTATAAATCTTCGATACCGTATTCTTTAACAATTCTATAATAACCCGCACCTATAGTATTTGTTGGCAAACTTTTAAGGTAATTAAAATCCATAAGTTTTGGAATAACTACTGACTCTATATATTCTGGGTCATTGTGTTTACGACCCCAACAAACATCTCTACCTTTTTTAGTTCTACGATTTCTTAGAGTCATCATTGGACCAAAAGGTATGTTAAGTTCTCTATACAGACTTAATATGTAACTAATCCTTACTTCACCATTCTCATCTTTAGTTTCTGGTTTAAGATCGTTACCATCTCCAAATTCTGTTAAAAGAAAATTTATACTTTTACTTATTGCTATAGGATTCCACATATTATCTAGTTATTAGAATTAATCGTTGAGTTACAGAACCATCATTAGTTACAGCAATAGAACTGCTTGTCATTTTCTTTAAAGTATTTGTGTCTATAGCTGTACCACTTACTGATAAAGATTCTCCAAAGAAAACAAAATTTTCACTACCTTGTTGTGTAATAGTTTTTGTTTCACCTGCTCCTATATCAATTAAATAAGA